AAGGTATTGCAAAAACCAATAACTGAGGAACTGAGGCGCATTGAGTTAATAAAACAAAAAATTGGTGATATTGGCACCGGCCCAACATTTGAAGGCGAATAATGAGCAATTTTACCATTGAGGAACTGACGTTTTCAGAGCGTGCCAGAGCGCAAGGCATTGACAACACACCAACGCCAGAAGCGCTTGAGAATATCAATGTCTTGATGGCCGGGCTTGAAAAGGTTAGAGCCCTACTAGGCAAGCCCATGCTTATCAGCTCAGGGTACAGGTGCCCCGAGCTAAACAAAGCCGTTGGCGGGGCTAAAAACTCGGCGCACGTAGACGGATTTGCGGCTGATTTTACCTGCCCACAATTTGGGACACCGGACAAGGTTGTGAGGGCTATCGCGGCCAGTGGCATCAAGTTCGATCAATGCATTTTCGAGGACATGGGCAGCCGCTGGGTGCATATCAGTTTTGCGCCAGCTATGCGCCAGCAGGTTTTGACAATCAACAAACGGGGTACGTTTAGCGGCGTAGTGAAAACCTAATCGGAGGCATCATGGCGATAGACCCATTAACAGCGGCATTTGAAATAGGCTCAAAAGTAATTGAACGGCTTTGGCCAGACCAGACCCAGCAAGACGTAGCCAAACTTGAGTTGCTGAAAATGCAACGCACCGGCGAGCTGTCTGAGTTTATGGCCGCCGCCGATATTGTCAAAACAGAGGCACAAAGCGAGTCTTGGCTGGCTTCGTCTTGGCGGCCTATACTCATGCTTACCTTCGGTGCTTTAATCGTTGCACGGTGGTTTGGGTGGGCAGCGCCGAACCTTAGCGAGGCGGAGTATTTGAAGCTATGGAGTATTGTCGAGCTCGGTCTTGGCGGCTATGTCATCGGGCGCAGCGCTGAAAAAATAATCCCAAGCATGGCAGCGGCTATCTCAAAAAAATAGCAATTACAAACTAAGCAACCGTTCGAATCGGGGTTGTCTTTTGGTGGTTGATGGTAATGTATCAACCCATGAACGACAACCCCGCCACACCCCGCCTAATCACGCCTAATCATCACCATTGGAAGCCCCGCCAGCACGATACATGGATTCCCGCAATTTTGACGTTGGAACTGTCGCATGCGAAGCCACCAGTGTGGCTGAATCCCCACTCTTCTCCAATCGGATGTAGCCTGCCCGAACACAACCTGCCAAAACATCTTCGAAGTCGCGCATGGAAGGAAAATGCATATGCACGAATCTGTAGGCTTCCATGTAAGGAACCCTGACACGACTTTGCACAAAACTGATAAGTTTTTCTGTGTACAGAGCCGCATCTGACTTCCCGATTTTGTTGAACACAAACTGCATGTCAGGTTCAAGGTCACTGACCATTGTTTCAGCAAGTGCAAGGTGCTGGTCAGTGATTACCAAGACATCGCTGGATGATGCCGCCAACACCATCGCAAGCTTATGGATGTGGGTCTGCTTTCTAGCCAAGTAGCCGCCGAATCGGTCATCTTCCAAGGCAGCTGGTCTTATTGTGTTGTGCTTTTCATACCAGATGGTTCCCCAGCGAATGGCCTTTTCACTGAGCACATAAGGTCCGGAAAGCGTCGTGTGAATGTGTTCAAGGTCAGCACGGAGCTTCTCCCGCTGTGCGCCAAAGTCTGAAGAAACCTCAAGCCCTGGATACGCGATGAAGCGTTCCTTTTTGTCGGCATACACAAAGATGCAACGGCTGGTGAAACCGCCGCCGATCATGTATTCTGGGAAGTTTCCGGCAATCCAGCTTGGTGTGGTGCAGGCAATGAGGTTTATCCAAGGATTCACAACAGAGTCATTGCCACTATGCTTGGTTTCCTTGCGGAACTCACCTTTTTTGCCATCCCAAAGCGACACAAGCAGATCAACCATTTGCTTGTCGCTGGGGTCGAGCAAATTGCCGAACTCAGAGGACTCCAATGTGATTGGTGACATGACATGGGTTTCACTTTGGAACTCAAAGCCTGTTTGTGCATTGGCGAAAGTCGTCACAAGGGCCTGCCATGTCACAACGTCTGGACCAAACTTCACGCCTGGTACATCCTTGAGAATTTCCATAGCAATGCCGACTGTTGTGGATTTGCTGACAACACCAGGTGGCGCCACAAACACAATGTAGAAGTTTGGGTACCAATTAAAGTAGGCTTGGTCAATCCAAACCTTGCGTTCAAGGGCGCCTGCGATAGCGGAAACACCAGCCCAAAAATACATGTGCTTTGGTGCTTCGCCATGACCTGCATACTCCATGAAAGCTGTGAGCCAATCAGCGTGGTTTCGCATTATGAGCAATCCCCCCAGGATTTTGTGGATGTTTTGATTCCGACTGGGATAACCAGCGGGTCTGCATATGGCAGGATAATTTCTGCTGCTTTCAGGATGTCTGGGCGGCATTTGTGGTCGAGCGCAGTCGGGTACTGACCTGCCAAGGAATCGTGGACTTGCAGGAGAACCTCCACATCTTTAAGGTGTGTGTCGATTTTAACATACGCCCTGTTGATAATACAGGCCACCGTTGATTGTGGGATCCACGCAGCTGCCTGATTGAAGATTGTCCCTTCGATTCGGTCAAAGAAATAGCAACGGTACCCGAACACATTCTGCACCATCTTCCTTTTAAGCACTTGATCTTTGAGGTTATCCTGCCACTTTTTGATACGTGGGAAGCGGCCAAAATACCACTTTTGAGTTTTTTCGGCCTCTGACACAGAAAGCCCGAGTCGTTCAGCGAGACCTTTTGCAGTTCCCAAATAATTGGTGCCGTGAGCAAAAGCCTTGAATGTCTGTCTGCGCGGGTCTTTTTTGTTGATGGTCGGGTCGTGGTAGAACTCCTTGGCAATTTCAGTGTATGGGTCAAGGCCTTGCCTGAGCATGTCTTTCATCTCAGTTTCGTCGGATTCCCAAACGACAATCCGCAAGTCAGCAGAACTCAAGTCAATGTCGAAAAAAGTCATGCCTGGGTCTGGGATGAAAAGGGTTCTGACATTGGGGAGTTCCAAATCATCTGGGCTTCCACCACCACCGCCGGATGGGATGTTTTGCAAGTTTGTCCCAGTACCAAAGGCATTCTTTTTGGAGCTGAACCGATAGGTTTCTGTACCGCCAATGTTGAAGGTGCAGCGCATGCGAGAATCTTGGTCAAGCGGGGCACTCACAAAGGTGTTGAAGAAAACACCAAGACTCCGCATTTCAGAGATTTTCTTGAGCAACGGCCTGAGCACTGGGTTGGAGTCAGAAAGCTTGCGCAAAGCCTCGTCATCGCAACTTGGGCGTTTGGTTTTCCGATTCAACACTGGCTGAAGCTTAAGCTCTTCATAAAGGAGCTGCTGCATTTGGGAACTTGATGCAATGTTCAAGGGCCGCCCAACAGCAAAGTCGACATATTCCTGACGTACCATAATCTCGTTCTGAAGCTTCATGGCGAAGTTCGAGCGCTGAGCGATGTCAAAGCGAACACCTCGGTGCATGCTTCGAAGCACCGGAAAAAACAGTGATTGTTGGAAGTCATGAACTTCCCGCATACCCATCTTGTCGACAGTTTCCTGAATCTTCTCATCCACCTCAAAGGTGATGACGCAGTCTTTGCAGTTGTATGTCCAATGCTTTTCTTCACCATCTGAAGGTACCCAGCCCCTGCCTTCCTCCTTCCAGAAAAGGTGGAAGTCACAATACATCGACGAAAGGAAGTCAAGGCTTTTCTGCATGTTACCAAACAGAGAATGCTGAGCAATCAGAGTGTCACGCACAAGGTTTGGTGTGAACAGCCAATGACGCATGATGTACTGGGCATCATAGTTGAAGTTCTGACCAATTATGTGGCAATTAGGGTGGGTCAAAAGCTTGTAGAGTGCATAGACGATTGTAGGTTCTTCTTGCTCAGACCAATAACCTGTTGGTTTGCTGGAATCCATGAACGGTATGCAGATTGCCTTGGTCTTACTCCAAGCAATGCCTAGGCAGCTGATATGCCCAGCGCGGGTTTCGATGTCGACAGCCAACTTTCCAGGTGCGCGCTGGCACTGTTCGAATAGCTGGTGCAAAACGGCCAGAACGGTGTCGAATCGTGGGCGTAAAATGAATTCATATTGTGGGCCTAAAACCTCACGATATTCAGATTCTTTCTTAGCCCTTCTCAGATCATGCACCATGATTGGCCGCCAGCTCCAGTTCTTCATCACCATACCTGGCTGAAAGGTTGGGATGACTTTTGGGCGATAGTCCAGGGAAAGGTTGAGGTAATCATCAACCTGCATGATGCTTGACCTCCACGAGGTTATCCCCCACTCCCCTGTCAGCATCCACATCGCAACATTGCCAAGGGCGATGATGACGTTGGGCTGGCACATTTCAATCTCGCGCCGCAGAAAGTCCATGTGCTCCTGCACAACGCGCAAGCAAAACTTGTCCCGCACAAGCACATGCTGGGGAGTGATCTGCTTTTTTGTTTCTGCGATTACTTCGGTGATGTCGTTGCCAAGTGGGCGGAGCTTCAGAGCTGCCGTAACGTAGCTGAGGCTAAGCATAATACCTGCCTCGGAAAGCATCTTAGCAAGTTCATCGCCTGAGTAACCGCAAAACATTCTGCCTTTTTGTATGTCTTCGTAACCTGGAAAGTCACCTACGATCATAACTTTAGCCGGACAAGGGCCTGTTGGTTGGATTTGCATTTTGGTGCCTTAAAAAGCGTTAGTGTCTGGGGATTGAGCTTTGTTGGTGATAGTGTCCTCGGCAGATTTGATGGGGAGCGACCCTACAGAAAAATCAGACACATCCAAGAACTTTGGATTGTCAAAGAGTAACTCGCTGCTTCCAGCGGCGGCTCCCCCAATCGAGCCACGAAGTCTACGAAGCAGCTCATTATTCTTTTCGATTGAAGCTATTAAGCGCTCCTTAGCTCCGTCTTTATCAAAGTAGCTTGCAGCTGCCTGCTTAGTAGCTTCAATTGTTTCCTTGGAGATGTTTTGGTAGAGAATGTCCATAGCGGCATCCAGTGTTGCCGGCATTACAGCATCCGACCAACCATACTGCTGATGTACTTTACCCTTTTCTTTTATCAAAGCTTTTGCCAGCAAACAATAGTTAATCAAGTCATGCAAACGGCCTTCAATGGGTTCTGATAGCTTTTGCTCAAAACCTTCAGCATCCTTTTTGACGTAATTGGCCAAACTGTCATAGTGCTTTGACATGTACACGAATAAAACTTGCAACGGCGTTGTGCCTGTCAAAGAGGCGCCTCGCTTAAAGTTTGCCAACCGGTCACCACCCCCAGCATATTCACGACCTTTTGCAATCAACAATTCAGCCGTCGCTGTAACAGTCTCTCTTACCACCTCGTCAAAATCTTTTTGATTCATCATTCTTCCCCAAAGTCAAGTTCTGTTTCAAATGCCTCAATATCTTGAAGGCGCTTCATTGCAATTGCGAAATACTCTTTGTTAAGTTCAAGGCCTGTTGCTTGGCACTTGAATCCATGAGCTGCCGGAAAGATTGGCCCAGTTCCTGCAAAGCAGTCCAAGACTTTTGCGCCAGCATGCACAGAGCGCTGCAGCAGGTTTTGGAACAACGCAACCGGCTTCTGCGCACCATGCGACATGTTTTCATCGGCAGTCGTCGTAATGACATCTGGGTAGATGTGGGTGACTGGCTTTTTGCCTTTGATTGCATACAGCAACATTTCATATTGGCGGCGCGGACCACATTCTGGCAAGGGCACTCGGCCTGAGTTCGGCTTTGTGCAGATAAATGGGGTGCGGAACACGTACCAACCAGCTTCTTGCATCATAGCTTTTAGCTCATGGAATCTGTCGATGTCGCAAAAGACATAAGCATGAGCTTCCGGCTTCGTCACAACAAAACTGAGTTGACACCATGCACTCATTAACTTTTTCCAACTTTCATAACTGTCATCATAATGATGTTCGATGCCAGAAAGTTTGCCGCCCCCATCACCAAAAGCTTGTGCATCCATGCCATAAGGCGGATCAGTTAAAATCACGTCGAATTGGCCAACATTTTCTGGCTCTTGCATCCAGTCAAGGCAATCAACATTCAGCAGCGTGTGGCTCTGTACTCCGAAGGTTTTACCAACCTCTGTCGCCAGCGCAATGTTCTTCTCACGAACTTCCTGCTTCTTGAGGATTTTAAAGGCTTCATCAGCAGACTTGGCCTTAGCAATCAGCGGATTCTGCAATTGAGAGCCAACTAGAATCTCTTTTCTCGCCTCATTGACATGAAAGCTGTTGGTGCCCTTTGCGATTTCCGTGGCTGTCACTGTCGGCGTCGGGATTGGTGTTCCAGCAGCTTCGGCCTGTTTGCAGCGAAGCCTGTGCAGACGCTCTTTGGCACCGGCATGTTCTTGCCATGTCAAGTCTTTGCGTTTAATGTTTTCTTCAAGTTCGGCTTCCTCTGCGGCAAGTTCATCCAGATTACCGAGCGACACAAAGGGGACAAGCCCATCTTCGTAGAAGCCGCCGTTATAGAAGAATGAACCGCCAAGCTCAAATAAATCGCTGATTGCACGCAAGCGTCGCTCACCGGCAACAAGGAAGAGCTGGGAACCGACTTGGCGTACAACTGGGGCATGCAACAATCCGTTATCACGGATGGATTCGGTCAGTTCCATTAACGCTTCTGGGTCAAATTCTCGGCGCTGACGGTTTTCTGGGATTAGGATATTTTTAAGCTGTGTTTGGTGCGTCATTAGATGGTGCATTGGGAACCCTCTGATTGATGTAAAAACCCCCTCACGGGGGTCAAATGATTGATAGTGGGGTTGCCGGTGTGGGGGCGGTGTGTTAGTATCAACCCCTCAAAGACAACCCCGATTGCAAACCCTACTTAGGCATGTGCAACGGCTTCAACATCAGCCAACACACTTTGTTCATGAATGCGATGCTTGATTTTGATTTTGGCCATACGACCAGTCAGCATGTTGAAGCTGAAAGGGTTTCCGGCTTTATTCAGATCAGTGGCTTCACGCAAACGGCCCAAGGAAATGTTGCGGCCCTTGCCCATATCAAGCTGCCCATCATCAGTGATGTCAAGCATAACGCCTTGAATGATTTTGACCTCTTTGCGGCCCAAGAGCTCTTTGAGTTCAGGCGAGTCGATGTCCCAGGTTAGGTTGAGCTTGAGACCTGAAACAGATGGGTCATCCTTTTTTGCCCAAGTTGCGACTTTTACGTCCCTGACAACAGCGAGGTACTCGCCAACTGGAATCGGTACGGAAACGGTGTCATTGGCTGAGGTTATAGTCAGGTCTAGGAATTGGTCTGGATTAAACATTGAAAGCTCCGAAAAAAGATTGATTAAGTAAGTTGCATTATGTTAGCCCTTTTAGCGGGGCCAGCGCTTTTGAATGATTACATTAGCATGGGTTTGGTTTGCCTGTCAATTGTTGATTGGTAAGTTTAGTTGTTGGCAGGTTTTGTATTCACACCACCTCTGGAAAGCCACTTCGTGATGATGGGCGCAAAGTTCGGGGAAAGTCCTGATGCAATCGGCAGATTCCTTGTCTTGACGTCAGCCATTGCAGAGGCGGTATCCCAAGTGTATTTAGTACCTTCGCGTGTTGCCAAAATGACATCGGAAAACATGCCTGGGATTTTGGGTGACAAAGCTTTGCCAAGTGTTGAGATCATCAACTTGATGCCGCCAAGTACTTGGTCAGTTTCCCGCTCGACGTGTGCAATCAGCACAAGGTGGCAAGCGCAATCACTCGTCAGTTTTCTGAGCAAACGCTCAACTTGATCTTGTGCGATGCCCCAATCGGATTGGTTCTTGACTGCCTTCCCGCCGATTACAAGACTCATAGCACACTGCGCCAGCCCAGTCATGCCGTCAATCACAAGGCATCTGCCAATCGGCCATTCATCAACCGGCCCAAAGTTTTCCCCTGTGCGCTGATCTGTGAAACTGTTCAGCGTTGTCAAAAGTTCGATGAACTGATTGTGTTTGCTTTTGTTAGGGTCAACCATCTTGGCAAGGCTGTCCAGCGACAACGTATTGATCTTGGTGGCGCTGTCCATCAGCTCTGCAAAGCTGGCTTTTGGAGCTTTCAGCTTATGCCAATGAAGGTTGTCGGGAACAGGCTTGCCTTTATCTTTCCAATAGCCAAGCAAGCTTTCCATGCCGGACTCAAGTGCAAGATAAAAGACCTCAACACCCGCATCAACAAGTGTGCCGATGGCAAAGGTTTTGCCTGTGCCTGAAGGCCCCATCAAAAGGACGTTAACACCAGGCAGTGCGCTTTGTTCATCATTTGCAGGAACTGCAATTTCATTCGTCATTCTGTAATCCAATCTTTTCAAAGTGTTTAATGTGAAGCAAAACTTCTCGATGTAAAACTTCATCGGGAAGGCAATCTGTTGTTTCAGAGTCATAGTTGCGAATGATACTGCCAGGGACTCGAAGCATCGTTTGGCTGCTGTCTGCACACCTTTCGCAAAGCATTCGGAAAGATTGCCATTGACTTTGTTGTCCCGTCTCTGTGTGCTGGCAGGGAGCTTTTGCAAACACTTCCCCACAACAACCGCAGAAGAAAAGCATACTCAAGGGTTCGGCAGGTACCGGAAAAACCTGAGCTGTCTTGCTTCGCATGCAACTGCCAAGCAGCTTTGGGCCAAAGAAAAAGAACTGCTGATATTCCAATACGCTGCCTGTGCTCATGACTGTCCATGCCCCCAGCTAGCTTCATACTCTTCCACTGACATTTCCCGACGCGCCAGCGGATCCCAGACCCGTTGAGTGAACTGCATGGGCAGCCAGATTTCCGGTTCATGCGACTTACAAATGGTTGTCATGGAGCAGCCACCGTATTCTGCACATGCATGGTCAAGGGCATAGTCAAAGTAGTTATCCTGCCACATGGTTTCCATGCGCTGAAGGTCTCTGACAGTCTGGTTGACCCATCTCTCAAGTTCGAACTCTGCGCGGTAGGTGATGGCTTGCTGGGTGTCATACTTGGTTTTCAGGATGGACACCCCACGGATAATTGTGCCAGCTGTTTTGATTCCAATTTGCTGACAGGCCCAGGCATACCCAGTGAACTGACTGCGCATTTCCCACTGACGCCCCCAGGAGGCACCGAGGCTGCTGGTGGTCTTCTCATCGACAATGTAGGTGCCACCAGCAAAGTTGGCAATCATGTCAGCACGGCCTGTGAAAAGTACTGGGTTGCCCGTCACCGGATGGTTGAAGGGCAGTGGTTCAGCAAAACTGAACTCAATAGCTTGTCTCCCATTTTGGAAGCGGATTGGCTCCATACCATCTTGGCCAAATGGGTACTGCTCGAAGTAGAACTCCAAGGCACCGGCTGTGCGGGTGAGGGACTTGGCAGATTCAGGTGGGCATTCAAAGTCGCCATAGGCGATTAAGCAAGCCTCAATTCCGGCTTCCTGCGCTTGGCTCAGACTGACACCTTCCTCAAAGAAAGCCTTTCTGGCAACCTCAACCCCCTTGGCAAACGCACCACCAGCCACAAGATGTACAGATTCGTTCTGCGGCTTCCAATGCTGAAGGTAGGTTCGGAACATTTTCTGGGGGCATGAGCGGAAAGCTGCCATCATTGTACTGTCCACAGCATGTGGAAACATAAGTGTTTGGTTCATAGTCCTGCCTCTCTTCTTACTTTAATCATGCGCTCAATCTCATCTGGTTCCAGCTCCCTATCAGTAAGCCGTTCTGTCAAACGCTTAATCTCTGCATTCTTTTCATCAACCTCTTGACAAGCTTTTAGCCAACGCTGTTCGGCTAGGTCTTTGCACTTTTCAAGAGCAAGGTAACTGTTTGTTCTTACCTCAAATTCCTCAGCATCAATAAGAGTAAACTCGCAAGTCCGGTCACTCATAACCCATCTCTTCGAATCCCCATAACCTTCTGTTTCATACAGTTTGCCTTTGCCTATAAGTGGTAACAGTGCTGCCGCATCCTCTAAACTCACGACTAAGGTGAGTGGCACTGTGATTGCTACTTTCTTCATGGTTACTGCTCCTTTGTCGGCTTTCGCCGTGGTTAAAGATCTTCCAGCTCGCCCAGCAGTCCATCACTGTCGATGTTGGCTTTGGCCTTTGCTGCGGTTTTTCTGACACCTGATTTCGCAGATGTTGCTGCTGCCTGTACACGCCCTTCCTGCAATAAGACAATAATCTCACGCATTTCTTCTCTGGTCAGAGAGCCTGCGCTGGCCTTCTCGCGGTACAGTTGCATTTTTGCGCTAAGTTCTGGGTTCATGGTGACTCCAAAAGGTCAAAAAAGTAATCAGGCTCAAGACCAAAGTCTTGGTATAGGATTTGCTCTGGATCACCACCAGCGCGGACTTCTGCTTTGGCCTCGTCAATAAGTGCTTGTGCGTCCTCAGCGGTCATGTTGTCGCGCTGCATTAAAACTTGTTTTAGTGTTTTCATTAAGTTTCCTTTCGTTGTTTGGTTTCATGCACACAATATACATTCATTTTATGTGCATGTAAATAGGCATCACCCAAGTTCTATGGGAGCAAGTCTAAGTGCTTCATCCCAGCACCAAAACCTTTCTTGGCCTTGTACAAGCCACATACAAGCATTGAAATGCTTCATGCCTGACCTGATTACAGAGAATATCCCTATAATCAACAAACACCTTGTCATAGGTTGAGCCTTGGCTTCGATGGGCTGTGATTGCATAGCCGTGCTTGACCATGTGAAAAGCTTCCTTGAATTGCCAGAAGTGCCGCCATTTCTTTTTGTCCATCTTTGCCTCAAAACTCAGTTCATTACATCGGCTGTCATAGGCCAGTTTACTGTCTGGGTGCAGAGCCGAGAGTCTGACAATCTTGTTGCTGTCCAACACAACTTGCAGTTCCCAGGTTTTGAACTCCGAGTAATCGGGATGAAAGTCTTCCCAGACCTTCGTCACTAGACCTTCATCGTCTGTTGATGCGATGGGTTCGTCAGACCTGTCTTTGGCCGGGCCTGCTAGGATCAAGCGATCTTCTGGCACCCATTGCGGGGCACCGTTACCGAAGAGTGCCTGCCGAACAATCCCGTTAAACTCATCGACTGTTTTATTGCGCCAAGCAATGACCTTGGCCACAGGCTTTCCTGACAACAAACCTGCTTCGGCAGCCGAACGTACCTGCTTTCGCAATTCGGCTGCACTCACAACCCAGACACCTTCTTCCCCATCGTTGTTACTTTCCAACTTAGCATTTGGTGCAGGATGTTCAAGTGCTTGTCGAAGTCTTATAGCCAATTCAAGTATCTGATTATCATGACGCACAACTTTTGTCAGTTCCCCCACATTCTTGATGTTCCAGATTTGCGAAACCTTCTCACCGACGGGCGGCAACTGTGCTGGGTCACCTAGAAACACGAACTTGAGTTTGAACTCTTTGCAGGTTTCAATGATGTGTTTCAGAATGGCACTGTTGAGCATAGAACCCTCGTCGACGAAGACAAGTTGGAACTTTGACAAATCCAAAGGATCTTCGGGAACTTTCAGCTCCTTCACCTCCCCGTTGGTCTCCAGAGTCAACCCCAAGAGGCTGTAGATGGTGCGGCATTCTGGCTTGTAATCATCGGTGTGCAGCACGTCACGCAAGACACGAGTGGCCTTGTTTGTTGGGGCTGTGAAGACGATACGACCTTTGAAGCCTTCGATGAAACGCTTCAGCAAGAAAGTCTTACCTGTTCCGGCAGAACCTTTGATGACAAAAAAAGGTTCATTGTTGGTGGTACTGGCGAACTGGTGAAGCTTTTCAATGATGTTCTGTTGCTGTTGGTTGAGTGTGTGGTTCATGAGAAGTCTTCCATCATTTCAGTTATGTGTTTGTGTTTGTCCTTAAGCATTTGTTCCTGCATGAGTATGCTGTCTAACGTGCTTGATACGGTAGGCCACTGTTTAGTCTCCAGCTCATAATGACACCCAAAAAGCCTTTTGCTGGTTTGCTCAGGCCTGTAACTGTACTCATGCGTAAGCTCTTGCAACCAGCGAAGAAGTGTTTCGACTGCATATTGTTGAGTGGGCAGTTTGGAGTCTTGGGGTTGGATGGTAACTGGCACCCCCAAGAGCACAGCTGCTTGAAACTCGTGCTTAACCCCTCGACTTCCTGACCAGTCATCGAGAAGCAGTATCATAAGTTCACTGCAGTCCATAAGAGCTTTTATGCAACGCTCCATCCAGAAACCATGATTGTCACGACCACCCTCTGGCATATATGGATAAATGGTATGACCTAAGGTAATGGGCGAGAATGGCATTAAGCCAGCAGTTGTCAGTTGGGCGGCATATTCATTAACTTGATGAAAGCGACGTGTGCGGACAGCTTCAAGTGGGTGTGTGTAAGGTGCGGCGAGGTAGATCATTTTATTTTCCTTTCAGTGGCTTTGCTTAGAAGCGTTTGCCATTGACTTTGTTTCGGTTTTCCGGCTTGTGATCAGCACGAGACCTGTTGTAAAGCATTTTTTCATACAAAGCTTCCGCCAGATTCAATTGCATTGCTCCTGCCAAGTCGAAGATTCTGATCAGTGCATCGGCCAATTCAACGGTGATGGCTGGGTGATCTGGCAGTTTCTCGTCCATGCTGTTGGTGCGATAGCCTTCAAGCGCTTCTGAAACCTCACTGTGAATCAAAGCAAGCTTTGTGGCCACCAGCATAGGTGAAATGTTTTCTGCCAGATTTTTACGTGTCTCAAGGTCTGTCCACCAGCCAGCTTTTGCCGCTGCCAGATGCAGGGTTCCTTGTAACAGGTTAACGGCATATTTGATTGGGTTAATTGCGTTACTTAAATCTTCTGAGGTTGTGTCCATGATCTTTCCTTGGTTTGAGGTGGGTTAGGTACTTCTGTACATCGCTTGTGTTGCTGATCGTTGGGGCATTGCAGCAATCACTGAGCTGTGGCCCCTCATAGTTGCTACGGGTTGTGGGCATGTCATGGGTGAGGCATGCGTGACCACACTCAATGCAGATGGTTTCCGCATCATCCGGACAGGCACCGGCACCGCGTTGGTGTGGAAAACGGTATGCCATGCAATAGCATGTGCTCATTTTTGACCTTTCAAATGTTCAAGTTCCTTGGTTAGTGTAAATATCTGCGCATGTATCGCATCAATGCAAGCTTCTCTGTCATTTTCCTCGACCACAAGAAGTGTTTCGCTTTTGGCCTCAGCAATGCCTTCCTCATAGCCTCTGCGATAGCCTTTTTCATAGCTTTCGTGCAGTTCTGCCTGCATTTGTTCAGTGAATGGTTTGAAGCTAAGTGTTTTCATTTGTTGTCTTTCTTTTCAAAGTACTCTCTGATGAGGTGTTCCACGAACTCAGCCCAAGCGCCTGTTGGCACCTTACCTTCCAATGGGCTGTAAAGCTCTAACTCGACTCTTGCCACCAGGCTTTCCGGCAGCGACAAGTGTTTTCTGGTTGGTCGGTCAACCTTCTTGGGTCTGGTCATGACAGACTCCAAGGATTGAAAAAGACCATGCCCAGGCAAAAGGCAAGGAAGAATATAAGCACAGTAAGCTGAAAAATTATCATTGCCAGTTCCCTTTGAAACTTTTTCAGCGGGCTTTCTTTTTGATCTATCATTATGAAGTCCTTTTTGAAGTCCTTTTTGAAGTCTTTCATTTTCCCACCCCTTGTCTAATGACTTTTCCGAGTAGACGTACAAACTTTAGCAGCTGGTCAGTCGAACAAACAACACCAGTTGATGTGATTGTCATCCCCGCTTGCTTTGCCAGAACAAATACATTCTTTTCTGTCATGATAAAAACTCCTTTTTAATCTTGTCCATCTCGTTTGCCCTGCATCGCGTCTTCATAGCCTTTCTCGTAACCTTCGCGGAAGCTTGCTACCCTCGCACCGATGTTCTCTCCTTCTAGTGTCCGTGTGGCCTCTTCGTAGCCCGCATCAAAACCCGCTTCGAAATGCCCAGAGCTAAAAAACTCTTTAATCTTAGTAAGTATACTCATTTTCTCGCCTCTTTCCGCCTGTTGTGATTGATTGAAAATTCATTCAGGAACTGCCTGACACCGAGTTCTGCGGCTTTTGCAAGCATCAATTCTTGATCTTTGCAGAGTGTGTTTTCTTGACTCTCAATATAACTTCCAAAAGCTGTCCCGATTGAGAGGCAGGCTAAATAGCTAAGAAATGTCAAGGGGCTTTTGCTCATAAGTAACTCCACCCATCCATTCGCTGCATCAGCTCATTCCACCCTGTGCTTAGGCATATTTTAAGCCTGCCGCCAGCGTTGATTCTGTAGCCGATGTTCCGAATGTGTGTCTTGACCGTCTCGGGTGACACACCAAGCGCCTTGCCTATTTCCTTGTTCGTCATGCCGTTGCGTAAGCATTTAATGACTTCATTTTGTCTCGGTGTGAGTGTTCTGTTCATGGTTGACCACCCCAGCCTTGCAGACCTTTGCTGATGTCCCAATTTTTGCTGCTTGCGCAGTGTTGGCACATGGGAACTTTTTGTTCGGACAGAATCACTTGGTTTGGTAGTTGTGCCATTGCAACAACAACTGTTTGGCGCTCTATTTCTTGCGTGGCAGCCACATACCTGAAGGTGTGGTTCATGTGGCGGTGCTTCTGCCGGTAGTACATGCCGCCGAAGACGTGGTCTGTTTGGTGACCACAGTCGCAAACTTGTTTTGTGAACAATGCGCAATTGCTGAGGGTTTCCCACTCTCGCTTGGCTTCCCACTCACGAAGCTTCTCTTCGATGTGCTTAACCTCTTCGCGAGCAAGACCGCCACGCCGAAGTCTTTCACGATAGGCTTTGCCAGCTGCATTGGCTTCGGCAATGGCTTTGCTTTCAGTCAAAAGACTTTCAAGGTCGTTGAGGTCATCAAGGCCGAATCCGTCAAGCTCACCTGCTTCAATGTCAGCTTCCAGCAATTGTTCGAAGTTGTCTGTGTTGCTGCTTGTGTTGTTTGGCATAATTCCCTCCAAGGTTGCCGGTTCCGCACAAATGATTATGTGCACTCAATATGAATTCATATTATGCACGTGAAACCCCAAGAGGTCAATAGGCTGATTGAAGTACTTCATTGGGCGGAAAAGCCGATGCGCTGAAGCAAAAACAGCCAAAGGCTGGAGGGAGTCCTTTGGCTGTGTTGCCACACCTTGCGGGTGTGATTCGTGATAGCCCAGCACTCACGCGGCTGGGTTACGTTAATCGGCTTAGGCCAGTTCGTTCAGCAACGCATCTGTATCAACAGATGATTTTTTGGAAGCTTTCTCACTTTCGATGCGGTCAACGATTGGCTTGATTTTCGGGTTGTTACGTAAGGCAACTTTTTCGGCTTGTGTTTTCTTCGATAAGAACACTTTGATTTGCTCAATGGTTTTGCCAGATTGCTCGACCAATGCACGGGCCAATGTGCTTGTGCCAGCCATTCCGTTGGCTTCACGTTTTTGTGACCATTCCTTGTTGTAGAGGCGGTCGATTAGCTCATCAACTGCAATAACGCAGTCTTCAACGTCCTCGAGGCCAGCTATTTCGTCGCCCAGTTTTTGCTCAGCGCCATGCGCGGCGAACTTGGTCAGCATTTCCGTAGGAATCGTGAACAGACGGCTTTCACCATTGCGGAAGTCCAAGCGAATTTGAACTTCACCTTCTGGTGTGATGAAGGATTCTTTCAGGAGTTTGCGCTTTCCTGCGAACTCACGAATTGTGTCGTCTTGCATTACGACGGTTTCGATTGCTGTTGCTGTTGCTGTTTTGGTGCTCATGATTGTATTTCCTTGTTGTGTGGATTGAAACGAATGCTCATTATGTCGCCAGTCCTCCAGTCGGTCAAGTGTTTTCTGCAAAGCCTTTGAAATGTTTTTGCACCAATTCTTTGTGCATGTCAACCAACCCATTACGCTCTGCTGCCACCCACAGTTCATAGGTTGTTGGTTGCCGCTGCAGGCTTTGTGGGTAGGTGTCGAAGCTGATCTTGGTGCGGAAAAGCATTTTTGCCAAGATTTCTTTCTGTTCTGGTGTGCCATGTAGCCTGACGATTGCCCGAAATAAACTGTATTGTTGACGAATCCTTTTGATGCCGGGCTTGGTTGATGCAACCCCGAGAAAATGCTGTTGAACTCGGCAGCTTCCTTTTGGCAGCAACGCCAACGATTGATGGAAGCTCAGGGGGAAGCTGTCAAGTGGTTTGTCGATGTCCCAAGTCATGATTTGTCGCCTTTCAGTAGTAGGGTGTGCGTTTTGTGTGGGGAAAGTCTTTGGGTGTACTTCCAAAATCTTGGGGTTCTGTTGTTTTTTCGTTTAACAGTGCCAACATTCTGGCTTGTGAAGCCTCGATTGCAGCTTCAGAAGCCATTGCACCTGGGATTTCTTCGATGTTTTCGGCACCCAAAAGGCTTGTCAGGATGTTGGTAACCTCGGATTGCTTGGCCGATTCGATTGTAAGCGTTGTTCCCTCCTGTCGGATGATGCAACTCTCGATTGCGACTTTCAGTTCCATGTCATCAAGTTTTCCTGCCAAAACCAAGGCACGAACTTGATAAAGCAAAAACCTTGTTCGGGTTTTGTTCCTTTGGGTTTTGAGTTCGAGATGCAAGATTCCGTCTCTGTTTGCTTGCTTCCAGGCTTGAATTGCGAGCTGTTTTTCCGTGTTGAGGATGACTGCCATTGCTTGTAACTCCTGTTTTGTTGAAGTAATGTTGCCGGGTTGAAGCGAGTTTTTGCGGCGAAAACCGTTATCAGCCCCGCCACAAACACCACCATAGGGCGGAATCGCGCAGCTGGCAAGCAAAAACAGACAAGACTTAGAGCCAAAACCTCACCAATCCGTCATGAATCCCCCCACCAATCCGTCATCAATCCCTTATGAGGGTGCTCACCAATCCATGATGTCGCGTGGTGTATGTTGTTAGGCGGGTTTTGCCCCTTTGGTAGTGGCTCTCTCCCTCTATATAGCTAGTCATGTCAGATAAAAAAATGAGACGGAGAGAGGGGGAGGGGGTCACAACGGCAAAACCCGGGTAACAACATCAACACGGGAACCTCACGGATTAGAGGGCAACCCTATGACGGACTCATGACGGACTTATCAGGACACCACGAATTGGCGAACTACTGGCCGTTTTGGTGGTTTTGAGCTGGTGGCGGGGGCAGCACGGATTGCAACGGCGCGTTTTGAGGGGGTGCCACGGGCACGGGATGGGGGGAGGTAGGCATGGGTATAGGCACCCCCCCATTGGCGGCGTGGCGGTGGCTTAAAATTGATTTAAATGGTGGTGGGGATGGCGAGGCACACCACGGGAAACACGTTGGCGGCAATCGCGGGAGTTTCACGCACACAAAATGAATCCATTCTGTGTGCGTGAAACTAAGAGCCTAGCGGGTGTGTGCATGGGTGTGTGCATGGGCACGGATGCGCGTAAATAACATAAAAAAACCCACAACGTCAACCGTCATGGGTGTGGTGAAAAAACAACTTGACGAGTGGCAACGCGCTATTTTTTAGGTTTTTTGCTCACAGCCACCTCGGATTCAGCTGCCCCCTCCAATTCAGCCAACAAATCATTGGCATCAATCCCGTTGGTTTTGCCACTCGCAGCCTGCAATTCGAGGATTTTCGCGGCAATTTTGGGGTTTTTGCGCAACGCCGCTTTTTCGGCGTCGGTTTTTTTATCAAGCCATGCTTCCATGGCCTCCTTGGGTTTGCCATAAAGGCTCATGAGGGCGCGCAACAGCAGCCCACCACCGCCACCGCCACCGCCACCGGCCAGTTTATTCCAAGTCGGATTGGTGCCAGTGATTCTGTCAAAAACCTCCTTGACGGCATTAAACTTGTCCTCAAGGCTGGCAGCCCGTCCGGTGTCTGGGTTACGGCTCATGGCCGCCGCGTCAACCAACTTTTGCTTCAGCCCGTGCATCATGGCCGCGACGCGCATTTCATGCGAAAGCTCATGACCATGCACCACTAGAACTTCACCATTACCAAACGTCAGTGTCAACTGCTCATTAACAATAGTTACTTCAATCGCTCTTTTTGATTCGTTCATTTTTCCCACTCCAGTTTTCTGTCTCGCGTGAAACCGTCACGCTGCGGTTTGAGCCAACTGCCACCCAACACCCCAATCATATCACGCACACAAAACCCACGCAAGCCCCCTGAGCAATTATTTTCATACATCCCCCATCGAGGTTCGTTCTGCGGGCAGGCACCACCCAACTAGATAACTAATCGCGGGCGTGCATACCCGCGTGCGAGTACCACACACCAGCCCAGCCTGTCAATGATGTTGTTCCGTTCTGCGGGTGTGGCCTGCCTCCTGTTCTGTTTTTTCTGGCTTGGCGGCTGTTGAAAAAGCTTGGTGGGGGGTGGGAAGCCCGGCAGGGGGAGGGTCGCAGGGCGGGTGTTTATGGGCATGCAATCCCCACACATTTCTGCCCCAAATCCCCTCTCAGACACTTCCCCGAAAACGCATGGGGGGTGGGTTCGACAAGCCCCGGGGGGCGGTTTTCCGACGGTGGTCAAGCGCAAAATCCGAAACAGCTTGACGCGGCGGCCCACCGCTGCTATGGTGGGTGTATTCCAACCACAACTGAGGGAACGCTCATGAGTGCACCATTACAAGGCACGGCTTCAGCGGCCAAGGCCATTGCAAGAGTCAAATACACGCACGACGCAATGATTGATCTGATCATCGCACAGCCAATGTGGTCGCAAGGCCAACTGGCGGAACATTTCGGCTACACACAAACTTGGATTTCCAGGATTTTCAACTCAGACGCTTTCCAAGCGCGGCTTGCCCTTCGGAAAGAGGACCTGGTCGACCCCAGCATCATCGCAAGCATTGAGGAAAAGTTTCGGGCTGTGGCCAGCAAAAGTCTCGACATCGTTCTTGACAAGCTCACACTGACAAACAATGCTGATCTGGCGCTCAAGAGCCTGGAAATCTGCAACAAGGCTATGGGTTTTGGTGCCAGGGATCGTGCCCCCGTTACAAACAACTTCGTGGTAGCGCTTCCACCAAAAGAGGCAACTGCAAGCGCTTGGGTCACCGCACACAGCCCACATAAAGCCTTGCCAGCCACCACGGAGGAAGTCGCCTACGTTGATTTTCAAGTGACACTCCCAGCAGGTGCTTGAGCATGTTCCCACAGACAAAGGCCGCTGACACCAGCATCATCTGGCAGCCGCAAGAGGGGCCACAAACCTCTCTGATTGCCTGCCCGGTGTTCGAAGTTTTCTACGGTGGGGCGCGGGGTGGTGGGAAAACTGAAGCTTCCATCGGTGACTGGCTTCAGCACTCGGCTCAGTATGGGGAAGATGCAATTGGAATCTTTTTTCGGCGAAAGCTTACGCAGCTCGCTGAGGTTATTGCACGGACGGGCCAGCTTTTCCCAAAAATCGGGGCGAAGTACAACACACAAACAAAAACTTGGCGCATGTCGAATGGCGCTAGGCTCAAGTTTGCTTACCTCGAACGCGATGTGGATGCTGAAGAATATCAAGGCCACTCCTACACAAGAATCTACGTCGAGGAGGTGACAAACTTTCCCTCATCAGCACCAATCAACAAGCTTCGAGCAACGCTGCGTTCTGGTGCTGGGGTGCCTGTGGGTATGAGGCTAACAGGAAACCCTGGAGGTCCAGGACACAACTGGGTTAAAGCTCGCTACATCACACCAAACAAGCAGGGGTATGAAGTCATCACTGAAGAGTGCGAGATTGAAGTGGACGGGGTTAAGAGCATGGTTTCCCTGGACAGAGTCTTCATTCCAAGCAAACTTGGTGACAACATGCTTCTGATGCGGAATGACCCGACTTACATCTTGCGGCTGCGCCAGTCCGGTTCTGAACAGCTTGTGAAGGCATGGCTTGAAGGTAACTGGGACATCATCGACGGGGCCTTCTTTGACGAATGGGGGCCGCAGCACATCCTGCAGACCGAAGACTGGATTCAGCGAATCCCCAGGGAAGCCCTACGCTTTCGCGCTTTTGACTGGGGATCAGCGAAACCATTCAGCTGCGGTTGGTACGCACTTGCTGATGGCACATGGGACTTGCCGAAAGGTGCTTTGTTGAAGTATCGGGAATGGTATGGCGCCTCAGGCCCAAACAAAGGCCTGAAAATGACGGCTGATCTTGTTGCGCAGGGGATTGTGCTGCGTGAGAAGGGTGAGCGTATACGGTATGGGGCTGCTGACCCAAGCATCTATATTCGTGATGGTGGACCTTCGATTGCGGAGACAATGTCGATTCACAGGTGTAGCTGGCGGCGGGCTGATAACAAGCGCAAAACAGGGGCAGAGCAGCTTCGCCAGCGGCTTGTCGGGGAAAACAATGTGCCAATGATTTACTTTTTGGACTGCTGCGAGGATTCGATACGCACCATCCCAGTACTGCAACACGATGAAAGGGACCCTGAAGATGTTGACACTGAAGCTGAAGATCACGCTTATGATGAAACACGCTATGCTGTCATGTCAAGGCCTTGGCAACCTCGCGGAGAGCTTCCCCAAGGTTCAGGCTTGCCAAAACTTCCAAGTGAGATGACAATCAACGAATTGATAGCAAAATCTGCCAAGAGGCGACAGGAAAGGGAGGCTTCGTGAGTACAAACGCTGAGGTGCAGACCTTCTGCAGAGCTGTCACAGGTTCAGCAGGGATGTTTAATGAAGACTTACATGCATATCTTGACTTTATTGGCTTGCCGAAGGGGCAGATCAATGAGCGTGTTCTGAATTGGCAAGGCCGTTTCAACACACAGATCAAGACAATCTCTAGCAGCTGGGATAGACTTCGGCGCGGGACGAACCCTTACACAGGTGTGCTAAACCTATTAACCGGCAACACGGCATCTTATCCATATAGTGTGCGTAAGATTGAGAGGTTTTATACAGGTGCTTGCATGCAGGTGCGCAGGGATGATCTGGCGGTGCTCGATATTGGTTTTGATCTTTACGGTAATCTGGACACAACCTCTTTGTTGGGCTTTGCAGGTGCTGGATCCGCTTATCTTTCAATTTGGTACAATCAGTTGGTTGGCGGTGGTGTAAATGCGGTGCAGGCGGTTGCTGTGAATCAACCACGAATAGTCAATGCAGGGAGTTTGGTTACGCTTAATGGAAAACCTGCTGTAGAGTTTGATGGAGTTTTGCAGTACTTAAACATTCCGACAGGTCTGGTGACTTACACAAACGCGTATGTGAGTACAGTCGCTAAAAGCGATGCCTTTAGTGGTGTGCTGTTTTCCTTCAGAAAGCTTGATAACATAGGCATGTTAGATGATTCAGGCAGCTGCGGCTTTGCTGTAAGGGTCAGAAATGATGCAAACATCCTAGGGACGCTTACAGCCACACAAAACTTATTGCAAAGCGTAGGCGGATTTGGCTGGGATGGGGCGAACAGTCTGTTCCAACTTTCCCTGAATGGTGCGCTTACCACAGCAGCAAGCCCTGCACCTGACACCACAATCGAACGAGGGGCTTTGGGCGGCGGCTCTTTCACGCTTGGGGCAAGCTTATTCACCGGAAAGTTGCAGGAGTTCATTCTCATGCCTTCCATACCTAACGAGGACAGCAGAGGCATACTCGGGCGCAATCAAGGTAAGTATTTTGGGGTACCAATAGCATGATTTACTTAGTATTCGACACACAGCCTCAGGCAATTGCAACACAGCAGAAGGTATCTGAGAACCTCAATTTTGCTGGGGAGACAATTGCGTGGGCAGTCCCTCTGCAAAGAGCTGTTGATGATAAATGGGTGTTCCCAAAACCAGATCTTTCTGGTATGGTTGGTGTTACAGGTGTTGTGGAAGAGATATTTGCCAACAATTGGCTGCCCTTTGTGATGGATGATATTTAATCATGGAAATGAATGCTGCAGAAAACGCTGTTGACACCCCCGCAGAGCCTGCCACAGACGAAGGCGTGATTCGCGCTTGGATGGCTGAGATTGCTTCCAGTCAAAAGAGGGAGAAAGACTTTCGAACTGCCGGAAATAAGCTTGTAAAGCTCTATGAAGGTGAGTCAAAAAATGACAGCCCTTTCAATGTGCTTTACAGCAACACAGAGACACTACTTCCGGCCCTTTACAGCAACTTGCCTCGGCCCATTGTGCAGCGGCGCTATAAGGATGCAGACCCACTAGGCATGGCATCTTCAAAAGCCACGCAACGCATGCTTGAGTACAGCATCGACAGCAACAATGGGGATTCACCGGCTTTTGACAGTCTGATGGAGCAAGCAACGCTGGAAGCTTTGGTGCCTGGGCGAGGTGTGACCAGATTCAAGTATGAGGCTGAGCTTGAAGAATTGACAGAGGAAGTGCCCGGTACTGAAGGTGTTGAAGAGCTGGCACCACAAGAAGCCGTCAAAGCTGAAAGCATCTGCGGCGAGCATGTGCCTTGGGATAGGTTCCTGCACGGATATGCAAAACGCTGGGATCAGGTGTCTTGGATTTCCATTACACACTTCATGACCAGAGATGAACTGGAAAAAAACTTCGGGGATGTCGGCAAGCTCGTTCCGTTGTCTGCAAGCGAGGCTTCTGAGGCTGATGATAAGGACACTTGGAAGTTGACTAAGCAAGAGTCTGGCGACACTAAGCTTGCCTGTGTGTATGAGATCTGGGACAAGCTCAAAAAAGAGGTCAGTTTCATCAGCCCGGACTATCCGAAGAAAATTCTCAAAAAGGTTCCTGACCCACTGGGGTTGGCAGGGTTTTTTCCGATTCCGCAACCACTAAACTTCTTCGGAAAGATCAGCACGCTGACGCCTGTGGCTTTGTACACATTTTATGAAAATCAAGCCAAAGAGCTTAACACTATCACCACCAGAATCACAAAGATAATCTCGGCACTCAAGGTGCGCGGCTTCTATGATGCCACTATCGAGGATATTGATAAGGTCCTGGAGGCTGAGGACAACACACTTTTTCCGGCACAAAATGTGGCTGCAATGCAGCAAGGGCAGACATTAGATAAAGCTATTTGGTTGATGCCAATTGAGAAGTTGGTGGCAGTCGTTCAGCAACTCTATGTTGCCCGTGAGGCCACTAAACAAGTCATCTACGAAATCACTGGGATCAGCGATATTCTTCGCGGAGCGAGTGTAGCCAGTGAAACAGCAACAGCACAAAACATCAAAAATCAGTGGGGGACACTGCGACTCAAAAAGATGCAGAAAGCCGTCATGCGTTACAGTCGTGAATGTTTGCGGATAATGGCTGAGATTGGTGTGGAACATTTCAGTGAGCAGACAATGCGTGAAATGACTGGGCTGCCATACCCAACGAAAGCTGAGCAGATGCAGGCACAGCAACAGATGCAGGCAATCCAACAGCAACAGATGATGCAACAACAGATGCTTCCACCTGGCAGCTCACCACCACAACCCCCACAGGTTGATCCAAAAATGCAGGAAATCCTTTCAATGCCTTCGTGGGAAGACATCTTGGGATTGCTGAGAAACAATCTTCAGCGTTCTTACCGAATTGACATTGAAACCAATTCGACTGTGGAAGTTGAGGCGACTGAAGATAAGCAGAATATCAGTGAATTGCTGAATGCTCTGGCACAATTCCTGAATGGTGTTGGGCCATTGGTTGCTGATGGTACTATGCCATTCGAAGCTGCAAAAGCTATTATGCTGGCGATTGTTAGGCGCTTCCGGTTTGGTGGTGATGTCGAAGACAGTCTGATGGCGATGCAGCCACCCCAGCCAAAAGGGCCAGATCCGGCTGAACAACTGAAGCTGCAGGGCGAGCAGATGAAACAGCAAAGCGAACAGCAGAAGGGTCAGATGGCCCTGAAAACTGAAGAGCTTCGACAACAAGGGGTTGAACGGCAACTTGCACTGGACGAACGGCGTATGGCTATGGAATTTGATTATATGGAAAAAGAGCATGCCCTGAAGCTTGAAGAGTTGTCGAGAAAGGCTCAGCTGGATGCACAGTCTTTTCAGACAAAACGAGCCTTGATGCAGCAGCAAGCGGCAATGCCAAAGCCCACGGCTTCTGGCGGTAAATCGCGTGCATAAAATGAATCTATATTCCGCACACAAAACTAGGGAACATCATGCCACTGTATGAATACAAATGCACTACCTGTGCCACACAACTGACGCGTTTCCACAAGCTTTCAGAGCATGGTACACCGCAGCTTTGTGTGGCTGGTCATCGGATGGAGCAGGTCTTGACTCCAGTCATGGTTCGTGGTGATTATGAGCCTTATGACTGCCCGATCACAGGTAAACGGATTGAAGGTAAAAAGCAGCATATAGCCAACCTTAAAATGCATGGCTGTCGGGTGCTTGAGCCTGGGGAAACCGAGCAGGCTAAGCGTGCAGCAGCAAGTTCTGAGGCTGCTCTCGACGCTCGGATCGAGGAAACAGCTGTAAAATTTGTGCAGGCACTTCCGTCTGCTAAGCGCGAGCAGCTCGGGCGCGAACTTGATTCCGGGCTTGGTGTGACTGTGGTACGACAGTAAGAGGAAAACATGGATACGAACGAAGGGTTTGATTACGATGCAGCCGTTGAGTCGATTGGAGCTGACTTAGGTTTTGACGACAGCAGTGTCGATAGCACTAGCAGCGAAACTGACGATATTGACTTTGATGTGGATGGGGAAAAAGCTTCTATTGCTGCGAATGTGCAAGAAAACAAGGCACCTGCGGAAGCTGCTTCACCGACAGCAACAGCAGCAACTACACCGACAGCGGTAACGTCGGGGGCTGCGGCCCCACGCACTTGGCGTGCTGAAGCTGCAGCCGAATGGGAGAAGCTGCCGCCGACTGTACAAGCTGAGGTAATGAAGCGCGAAGAGGACATGTTCCGAGGGATTGAATCCTATAAGCAGGATGCGCATTTCGGCAAGTCCTTCCAACAAGTCCTTGCCCCATACACCCAGATCATGCAGCAACACAACATTGACCCACTTCAGCAAGTGTCTGGGTTGCTGCAAGCACATATGACCCTCGCCACCGGCAGTCCTGAGCAAAAGATAGCCTTATTCGAGCAGCTTGCTGCTGACTATGGTGTAGACTTGACTGCAGCTGCTGGCGAGGCCCCTTATATTGATCCGGCAGTCAAAAGCTTGCGCGAGCAGTTGGCGAGTGTACAATCAATTCAACAAGAATGGCAACGTCAGCAAGCCACAGCTAAGCAGAATGAGATGATGCAAACTGTAGCAGCGTTTGCGCAGAAACCTGAAAACGTCTACTTCAACGAGCTGGCTGATGATATTGCTGTATTACTTAAATCGGGTGTCTCAAAAAACCTGCAAGAAGCCTACGACAAGGCTTTGTGGGCAAACCCAGTAACTCGCAGTAAGGAGCTTGCACGGGTGGAGGCAACCAAAAAGACTGAAGCGGACGCAGCAGCCAAACAAAAGGCTCTGAAAGCCCGTTCAGCAATGGCAGCAAATGTTCGGTCAAGTGCAAAAAATGCGAGCGCAGCGGCTCCTTTGGGAAGCATGGACGATACACTTAATGAGGTTTATGCCTCGATTATCAGTCGTTAAACTTTTAAAGGATTACTATGGCTTCGCCAAATACAGTTTTTACCGAATTGGTCTCTACGACCTTTCGTAAGCATAGCAAAGACATCAAAGATAACGTAAGTAAGAACAACGCGCTTCTGCGTCGTATGCTTGACAAAGGTATGACGCGCAAAGAAGATGGTGGACTTACAATCGTTTGCCCGCTTGACTATGCAAACAACAGCACCTATCAGCGTTACAGCGGCTATGATGTACTTAATGTTGGTGCATCTGATGTCATTTCATCGGCTGAGTTCCAATGGCGTCAGATTGCCATTAATGTCGTAGCCAGTGGCTTGGAACTGCGCATTAACTCAGGCGGTTCACGGATAATCAACCTAGTTAAAGCCCGCATGAAGAATGCAACCCGCACCTGGAAAAACAACTTTTCAGCTGACTTGTATTCTGACGGCACACTACCAAACCAAATTAACGGGTTACAAGCACTTGTCAGTGACACCGGCACCGGCACTGTCGGTGGGATTGACTCTTCGGCTTGGACTTTCTGGCAAAACGTCGTGCAGTCAGCTGCGGCTCCTCTGCAAGGTGGTACTGCCATCACACCAAGTGGTGCAACAATGGAAAGCTTGATGTTGCCCCTACATATGGCACTGGTTCGTGGTGACGATCAGCCTGATTTGATTGTCTCTGATAACAACTACTTTAGCTTTTATGAGCAGTCGCAGACTTCCATCAAACGCTACACTGGCGACAAAGACACAGTTTCTGGCGGTTTTGTCTCATTGAAGTATAAAAAAGCTGATGTAGTTTTTGACGGTGGTTCCGGCATCCCAGCCAATCACATGTACTTCCTCAACACTGATTACCTTGAATTGGTTACCCATAGCGATGCCGATATGCAAGTAATGGAAGAGATGAAGCCATACAACCAAGATGCAGCTGTTGTGCCGATCTTGTGGATGGGTAACTTGACCTGCTCTAACCGCGCCCTGCAAGGTGTGTTAAAAGCATAAGTTTTCACTTAAAAATTTAAAGGATATATTATGTCAGGTTTATCAACACAAGATAGTGTCGTTGGCAATCAGCAAGTCAACTTTTATGGTGGATTAGACTCCACTGACCGCCAGATGCCTGGGCAGATGTTTGAGGGCGTTGACCAATACTGGGGCTTTCAAAAAGCTCAGTATGTTCGGGCTAACGGTGCAATTCGTCAGTTTGGTTTGTGCGTCATAACACCAGTTTTTGACAGTGCTCTTGGCCGCTATCGGTATGATGCGACAGAAGTGCCAAACACAGCCAACTTAGGCCGCAATGTTTGTGTGGCGGCTTCCGTTATGACCTCAGGTCAGTATGGCTGGGTTATTCAGCAAGGCTTATCCCCAGTAAACTGCACCGCATCTGTGGCTGCTGACACTGCTTGGGGTATTGCGGCAGCTGGGCAAGGTGGTGCGATTGCAAACGGTAAGCAAATTGTGAACTCACGCATCATCGCACCAGCGACCACAACAGTGGCTAAGACTAATTGCAGCGCTAGCTTTGGCAGCAAGCAGTTGACGGTGTCTAACAGTGATGGTTGGTTTACTGGTGCTTATCTTTCCGGCACCGGCATCGCAGCTGGAACTACTGTAACCAGCATTGACCCTTCCGGGCGCTTTATCACATTATCTTTGGCAACAACGGCTGCAGTCACAGGCACGGTAACAGCCACCTATAACAACGGCACTGTTTTTTACAACGTAGCAAGACTTGAGTTTTCCTTTGCTCAAGGGCAAATTGTTTAAAAACGCTTCACTCCTCTGAGCGTTCCCCCCAAAAGTGCAAACTGCTGGGGGGTTTCTAAGTGGAGACCAACACAATGTTAAGTAAGAGGAGTAACACCAATGCCACAAGCCCAGAAAGAACATCCACCATACATAACCTTTGAACTTCGCGCAGTCGAAGATAGAGGTGCCTCTATTGAAGCTGGTTGTTATGTTGCCAAAGATGTTGCCTATGTTCTGATTACACCGGCAGGCAGTAAAGATAAGATTGAACGGGTAGCTGAGGAATGGTTTGCTAACCTCAAAACACAGGTTGCTGATGGTAGATTCCCTCAAGAATGGTTCAGTGCATTTCAGAATGCCTACACCGCCTGGAAAGAGGACCGCGAACTTCCTTTGGATGGTACGCCAATCCTGAACTGGCCTGTAGCGAGTCCGGCGCAGGTAAAGCGCTTACTTGACCTGCACCTTCGCACTGTTGAGCAGCTTTCGGTTGCCAACGAAGAATGCTTGCAACGTCTTGGCATGGGTGGTAGAGCACTGAAGCAGAAAGCTGTTGAATGGATAGAGCAGGCCGGTAATCTTGGCAAAACCGTTGAGTCTGTCACAGCACTTCGTGAACAACTCAAAATGACTGAAGAGCGTAATGACAACCTGCAACAACAAATCCAAGCTTTGGAACAACGGGTGATGGCCCTTACAAAGCCCGACTCCGCTGGCAAAGCCCAGAAGCTTTAACCGAAAGATACTGATATGCCCCTAACTTTGCTGAACCTGATCCAAGAAACCTGTATTCGCACTGGTGTGCCTAAACCAGCATCTGCAATCGGATCTTTCGACAAGCAAGTTCAGCAGATGGTTGGGCTTGCCAATGAATTGGTGGAAGAGACACTTACACGCGGCACTTGGCAGGAAACGATAAGGGAGTGTGTCTTCACTACAGTTGCTGGTGAAGTTCAAGGTACTCTGGACAGTCTGGCTGTTTACGGCTTGAAGTACATCCTGAATGAAACAATCTATAACCGAACTTTGCGCCTTCCCTTGTACGGCCCGCTGTCAGCAAGTGAATGGCAAGCACTGAAGGCCCTGCCAAATGCTGGGCCGTTCTACAAGTATCGTATTCGACAGAACACCCTTCACTTCAATCCGGCTGGTGTTGCAGGGCAGATATGCGCTTTTGAGTATGAGAGCCGTTATGCGATTGTAGCTGAGGATGGCCTAACCTATAAAAGTCAATTCACTAAAGACACTGACAGTATAGTCCTTCAAGAAGATATGATGCGAGCGGGCCTGCGCTGGAAATGGAAAGCGGAAAAAGGGTTGGCATATGATGAAGATTTTCGCAGGTATGAGACCATGCTAAACAACAATCTTGGTAATGATGGTACTAAAAGAACCTTGAACATGTCGCAAACACGCACTGAATATCGGCCAGGTATTTTCGTACCTACAGGCAATTGGAATCTTCCAACATGATGCGCCAACCACTTAGGACAAGACTCCGAGCAATGCAGCTCGACACCAAAAGTCTTCCAGCACCATTAGGCGGTTGGAATGCCAGAGATGCTGAAGCTAATATGCCCGTAACTGATGCGCTAATCCTTGAAAACTGGTACCCAAGCAAGAACTCTTTGCAGATTCGAAAAGGTTGCGAGCAATTTGCCACTGGCATTGCTGAAGACGTCAAAACACTTATGGCTTACGCAAGCCCGACAGCAGAGAAGTTCTTTGCGGCGACAAATTCAGGTATTTATGACATTACGGCTGGTGGCGCGATTGGTGCGCTTAGTGTGGCCTTGACTGCTGGCCGAGTCTCTCACAGCATGGTGACTTCACTAGGTGGTGCTTTTCTGCAAGTCGTCAATGGTGTGGACAAGCTTAAAATGTTCGATGGCACTGCTTGGGCAACCATTGATGCTGTTTCAGTTCCTGCCATTACCGGACTTGCCACCACAGAACTTTCTCATATCAGTGTGTTTAAGCGGCGTGTGTGGTACGTGCAGAAAAATTCTATGTCACTTTGGTACTTGCCAGTGAATACAATTGCGGGAGCCTTGACGGAGTTCCCAGTTGGTCAGCTCTTTTCCAGAGGTGGTAAGCTTGTGGCTACTGCCAATTGGACTATTGATGGTGGCGATGGTCTTGACGATTACTTTGTACTAATCACCTCAGCGGGGGAGTTAGCTATCTACAAGGGCACTGACCCCTCCAGTTCAACAACCTTTGCCCTTGTTGGGGTTTATTATGTTGGTGAACCTTTGGGTGATAGGTGTTTTGTTAAGTATGGTGGTGATCTTTTGGTTCTTTGCCAGAACGGGCTACTTCCACTCTCTAAAGCTCTCATCTCTACTACGATTGACCGTTCGGCCGCACTTTCCTATAAAATCGACAATGCCTTCACACAAGCCGCTTCTGATTATAGCGCCAATGAAGGCTGGCAAACTGTAGTTTTTCCAAAAGAAAGTGTTGTGTTCGTCAATGTTCCCGTAGCACAAGCCTTACGCAGTGACCAGTTTGTGATGAATAGCGTAAACAAGGCTTGGTGCCGCTTCAAAAATTGGAAAGCCTATTGTTGGGGGCAGTTTGCCGGTGACTGTTATTTTTCTGTTGGTGGTACTGTCTTCAAGGCTTTTGTGGGTACTTCTGATGCAGGGCGCAGTATCGTTGCAGATGCCCTGACAGCCTACAGCTACTTTGGATCCGGCAGGACGCGAAGTGCTACAAAGCATTTTAAACTGGTTCGCCCGACTCTAAAGGTGAGCGGCAGTGTTTTTGTGCAGATTGGTCTTAGCACTGACTTTGACCAGACACCACCCGACAGCAAACTGTTGTTTGACCTCAACGCCACTGACCGTTGGGACGCAGTTTCTTGGGATTCGGCAACTTGGGGTTACAGCACTTCCACCAAAAAGGAGTGGCAAACTGTCTTTACAAATGCTTGCTTTGCGGCAGCTGCGCGCTTGCGTGTTTCGGCCAACAAGGTTACCGTTGAGTGGACAGCCACAGATTTTGGTTACCAAGTTGGAGGCTTCATTTGAAGCGCTTTCTCCTGTTCAAGGAAGATCATATTATCGGCCCTTGGGTTTGTGAAAAACTCGGTGTTGTATGGCTTCCTGGTCGTGGTCATACGATTGGCATGATTGACGAAGCGGGACAGGTTATTGTTGGTGTGCTCTTTGAAGACTTCAATGGCAGTAACTGCACTATGCATGTAGCAGCTGCAGATGGTTTGCGCTGGGCAACAAAGGATTTTCTGTGGTACGTTTTCTACTACCCATTTGTGCAGCTTGGCTGCCGCAGGGTAACTGGAGTAGTTAATTCTTCGAATACAGCGGCACGGCGTTTCGATGAACACATTGGATTTAAACTGGAAGCAACACTGAAAAATGCTTGTCCAGATGGTGATCTTCTTGTTTATTGTATGCACAAAGAAGAGTGTCGCTGGATTATGACTGAGGAAAATAATGGGAAAGAGTAGCGCACCACCAGCGCCTGATTATGCAGCGGCAGCCACCGCGCAAGGCGCCGCAGACAAAGAAGCGGCTATGGTTACTGGGGCTTTAAATCGCCCCACAGAAATCAGTCCGAATGGTCAAAAGAACTGGACACTCCGAGAAGGCGCTGATCCAGACAATCCGAAACCTGGTGATTGGATTGTCAGTACCAGCTTGTCACCCGTTAATCAGCAGCTCTATGACCAAGACAATCAGACAAAGATTGCTTTGCAGGGGCTTGCAACAACTGGCATTGATTCGGTGCGGGGCCAACTTGGCACAGCCTTTGACACCAGCAAATTGACAGCAGCACCAACAGCAAACCTGCCGACAGATGGCACAGCCTTCAGTGCAGACCGGCAGAAAGTTGCCGATGCTTTGTATAACCAGACTACACAACGACTGGGGAATCAATATGCGCGTCAGGAAGAATCGCTGCGGGACAGGCTCACGAATCAAGGTCTGGACGAAAATTCACAGGCATACAAGAATCAGATGCTGGACTTCAACAATCAGAAATCTGACGCATACACAAGCGCTTCGTATGGTGCGGAACTGGCAGGTGGCCAAGAACAAAGTCGGGCAATTTCCGCCATACTAGCGGCCATACAAGGTCAGCAAGGTCAACGGAATAGTGATTTGACAGAACAGGCCTACTTGAGAAGCTTGCCACTGAACGAAGTGAATGCACTAAGAACTGGAAGTCAGGTGACCATGCCGAATTTTGGTCCGAATGGGCAGGTTGGCAACATCAGAGCCCCTGATCTCTATGGTGCCACTTCCGACACATACAAGGCGCAGTCTGCAAGCAACGCCGCGCAAAAAGCAGCTGATGACGAACTGTTCAACAGCATTTCATCAATAGCTTTAGCGTTCCTATAAAGGGTAGAATCGTGGACTTTCAACTGGAACAAGAAAAACTGAAACGGGAAAGGGCAGTCGTCGATGCGATGGTGGCGGCAGCGCAAGCACCAAAGTCTGGCCGGATGGTTGGGCCACATTATGTTAGTGGTGGACTTGCCGGGGGTTTGGCGTCTGTAGTGCAAGCCTTCATGGGCAAGAAAAAAGCAGAAGAGCTTGACCAGCGGCAGAGTGGTTTGCAAGAGCAAGTAGCGATGGCTACTCAAGATGAACTTGGGCAATACTTCAAAACCCGTGACGGCTATACCAAACCTTATGACACCACACAAATCCAGAGCTTCATGGAGCAAGACCAACCACTGCCAGATCAAGAGCAGGTAGCAGGTGACAGGCGGAAAGCGGCCATTGGAGCTTTTACTAGCAAATTGCCAGTACTGCAAAAGCTGGGTGAGTCTGACATCAGCAGTCTCGGAAAGAGTGACATCACTGGAAAAGAGCTTCTTGGGGCCTCGGGCTTCGACGCACAGTCTCGTGTTGCGGCAGCCTTAGCTGGGAACCCTGCTTTGTTGAAGCCGAAGCGAGAGAATCTGGTGGTTAACAATCAAGTTCTTGACCCTGACACCTTAACCTCTAAGGGAGATTATCGGGATAAATTCAGTGACGTTGGTGTGATTGGTCAGGGTGCGGATGGTGCGCCAATCTTTGGGCAACGCAATCAATCCACAGGAGCTGCAAAGTTTGCACCACAAGGCACTTCCGTCAGTGTGAACACCGGCGACACAGGCAACATAGCTTTCAATAAAGAGCTTGGCAAGGAGACTGTAAGCGTCTTAAAGGAGTCTCGTGATAAGGCTAAGGAAGCAGCAAAAACCATAGATTCCCTGGAAGCTGCCCAACAGGACTTAGCCCAAGGTATTAAGTCCGGCGCAGGCGCTAACATTGCTTTAGGGTTAGCAAAGTGGGGGCAGGCCTTGGGCATGGATGTTTCGCCAGAACTTGTAAACACCGAAGCTTTTAAGGCGAATATGGCGCGCTCAACAATGGCACTTGTGAAGAATTTGGGTGCTGGCACTGCAATCAGTAACACGGATTTGATATTTGCTAAGGAAGCTGCAGGGCAGGACATTACACTTGACAACAGAAGTTTGTATCGCATTATGAACATTGCAAAAGCTGCTGCGGCTAATGTTCTGCTTGAGCACAATAAACTTCTGAACAAGGCATCATCCCAGAGCGGTGCTGATGCGGAACGTCTGCAGCTGTTGGGCGTGCCTTTCAACATCCAAGCACCTGGAGAAGAGCTGCCTGACACGATGTACTTTAACGCAAAAAATAAGCGTTTTGAGGTGAGAGGCACCCCACCAAAACTGACACGCACAACTGCCACACCACAGGCCGCGGCCCCAGCAACTTCTGCCACACAGGTTTCCACACCTCAAGGTGTTTTGTCGTTCCCAACGCCTGAGGCTGCTGCACTATTCCGCCAGAAAGCAGGTCTACCATAATGGATTACCTAGAGGCAGCTAAAGAATTTGGGGGGAAGCTGGAAGCCCAGCCACAGCCCCCCGCAATAGACTACAAAGCGCTTGCGGCCCAGTATGGTGGAAAACTTGAGGAGCCGACTGCCCTGGACAAGATTGTCCGAGGTGGAAAGGTTGCAGCTTCTTCGCTCTTGAAGGGGCTGTTGAGTCTTCCAGCGATGGTTGGGGATGCTAACGGACTGCCGATGATGGCAGATCTGGCTACCAACTACAACGAACCACAAACAAGAGCAAATCCTGAACTGACCAAGAAATTGCAGGGCATTGGACCAAAACCTGAAAGCACGGCAGAAAAGTATATCGACTCTGTCGGGCAGGGCGTGGGAAGTGCGGTTTTGGGTGGTGGTGGCTTAGTGCAGCGATTAGTGGTTGGCGCAGCTTCGGGGCTTGGCAGTGAAGTCGCAGCTCGCCTTGCTCAGAGCGATGGCATGTTGCCAAGGCTTCTTGGTGGGTTGGCTGGCGGTGGTGCAGCAAGCGCAGCAACAGCTCTGAAAACAACTCGCGGCAGCTTGGCGAAAGAAGCCCTTCACGGATTGACTGATGAGGATTTGGTGAAGGCTGGGCAGGTGCAGAAAAATGCACAATCCGAAGGTGTGTCTTTGCTACTCAATCAGGCTATGGGAAAAAGCAGTAACCTAGACAAGTTGGCGGACCGCTTAGCGCAAAGCAAGTCCGGCGAACAGACAACACGCCTTTTGAACAATCAGCCGAACGATGTCAGCCTTGGTATGAGTAAAGAATTGCAAGCGCTGCCAGGCGAAGTCAGAAGCCCGCAGATTGCTGCAAACAACGTCCAGCAACTTGCGACAGACGCAATCCAAGCCAAGAAAAAGGTTCGGATGCAGGCCTGGGAAAATGCTCTTGATAGTAAAACTGCAGAATTGCAGGCAGCACGGGAACCGGCAATTCTGCAGGCACAAGCCGCTATACCCGCAGAAATTCAGCTTGTCAAAGAAGCAGAACAACGCCTGAAAGATGTAAAGAAAAACTTGTCGGGAACTGTCAAAGAAGATTTTGGCAGATTCAAAGAAGAGAAAGCACGGCTCAAGGTTAAGCTGACTGAAGAAGGTCTGTTACGGAAAAACTTGAAGCCTTTCGTTGAAATGCCTGGTAGTGGATCAAACCTGTCAATGTCTGCACCTGGCTTTGATACACAATCAGATTTATTACAGCAACAGACAAAGGCTGCAAAAGATTTTTTAAGCACACCGCAGGCCAAGCAAACAGCTCAACTTGTTGAAAGCCCGAAAACGCAATTGCTGAAGCAAGAGCTTGCTGACAGACAAACTAATCTTGGTGAGGTTGGGAAAAACCTTGAAAACGCGCAAGGAAGGTTGAGCACTGCCCAAGCAGATTATCGAGCAGTGACGACAGTCCCCGAGCAATCTGTTTTGGATACAGCAAAAGCATTGCGTAGAACAGCCTCCCAGTACCCAAACACAGCCCGTGAGACTTTCCTTAATCGTGTAGCTGATGGCCTCTTTGTCAATGGTAAAGCCATCACCGACCCCAAAGCTGTGAATGAGGTACTCAAGTCGGAAGCAGCAAAATTGAAGTCAACAAGTCTTGCTGATTCTGGTATTGATTCTGGGACAGCCAAATGGCTTGGGATGCAAATTGGTGAGGCAAGAGACAGACTCGGCACAACCTTTGAACCAATCCAAGCGGCCAACAAGGTCTATCGTCAACTGACAATTGACGAAATCAACCCGCTGAAAAAAAGCATCATTGGCGACTTGGCAATGCGCAAAGGTGCTCAGCCAGATGCTAATGCGGCCAAGACAAAGCTTTTCTCTTTGTTCAGTAACGGCACCAATCCAGAAGCCAAAGTGAGTGACATCCTTGATTTGGAGAAAGGTATTCGCAATCTTCCTGACGGGCCTGAGACCTTCCAAGATGCCGCTAAGACTTGGCTTTCGGATTCGGTGGCTGGGGCACGGCAGATGGAAGGCAGCAACGTCGCGCCCAACATTGCAGCAAACATCAAGCAGGCTTTCTTGGGCGACACGAAGAAACAGCAAGGATTGCGTGATGTTTTGGTTGGCATGGCAAGATCACAAGGCAAGCCTGAAGACACATATCTGGGGATGGAAAAGTTTCTTCGAATCGTCGAGGCGGCAGCAAAGCGCCCAAGCAATGTGGCAGGGACGAGTGCGGCGGAATTGGAAGCCGCATCAAGAAGTGGGTTTGTGGAAGCGGTTTCCAGAACAACACTCCTGCAGCCGCTTCGCCAGCCCTTCCGAACCATTAATGATGTACTTAATCGTGATGCCTACAGCTTCATGGATAAGCTCTTGACTTCACCCGAAGGTGTTGATATGCTTCGAAAACTTAACAAGCAACCGATAATGAGCAAAGCTGCTGCAGATACAATAGCAACCTTTGCGGCTACTCATGCCAATATGAACAACAGATGATTGAATCACGCACACAAAATGATTTTATATCATGTGCGTAAAACTATAGGAACTCAGTTATGTATGATGGCACAGGTGTATTTGACCCACTAGCCCCACCAGTTTTTCCAGCAGTACCAGGCACCCTGATTCTGGCCGACGACTACAACCAGCAAGTGCTTGATGTGTGTGATGGTCTCAGTAATGCGATCACCCGCGATGGCCAAAGTTTGCCTTTGAACAACTTGCCTATGGGCGGGTATAAGTTTACGGGTGCTGGCGCTGCCGCCGCTAACGGACAGTTTACAACCTTTGACCAGACACTTGCAGTGCATACAGACAGCATCCAGACAAATTGGGACAACAACCTGCTGACTGGGATTTTTGAAGCTGTGGCTGGGAATTTCACAGGCACTTCTTCGAACTATCCGGCTGGTGCGGCAGCTCCTGGAGTGCTTCGTGTTGAGCTGTTACCGACTGGTAATATCCTGCAAACATACAGTTCAGCTTCCGGATTGTTCCTACGAAACAAGGTTTCTGGGACTTGGTCGAGCTGGCAAGCGATTGTAGCGCAGGGTAATGAGATTTTTGCCAGCATGTATGGCAAGTCTGGCGGCAACACAATCGCAAACTTAGTTGGCATAACCCCTGTGGTTGACAAGGTCATTTATAACTGCGTTTCCTATTTCAATGGCTATGCTGTCACAGCCCTAGGCCCAACAGGTGGCGGTGAATTTGTCTGGGATAGTTCAAAAGCAAAATCAGCTCACAACGGCGGGACAGTCATCAGCCCGACAGTGCCTTGGACAGGTGCGGCAGCTACTCTGGCTGCCTTCCTAGCAGGAACTGGTGAAACCCTTCCAGCAGGTAGTGGTTGCTGGGTAAGGGTTGATACATCTCGCACATCAGTCACTTGGTTCGGCGCACCGAACGGAAGTGTTTCAGACAGCCCAGCATTTCAAGCATTTTTTGATTACATTGGAACAAGCCTTGGTGGCGAAACACAAGGCTACACAGCTACTCGCGGCACAAAAACAGGCTATATACCAGCAGCCTCTTACAGCATCGGTGAGCCTGTAAACATTGGTGCTTATCTGGACATAGAGTGCGACAAGAAGGCTTTGATTACTGCCGAAACTGGTTATCTTGGTGTGATGTTTTACTCTGTCGATGGGTATCAGATCAGATGGTCTGGCGGTATCTTCCAATCATCAGCCAACGGCGTTGGTGGTGTTTGGTGGATTGGAAATGCCAATTACCCAGCTTCACCCTATAATGCAGATGCTGGTTATTGTGTCTTTGAAAACTTTGAGGCAAAAGGGTTTCAAGACGTGTTCCCAGTTCTTGTCAACCAATCAGCACAAATGTCAATT